AAACTTTATCAAACTGATTACAGAAATTTGCCATCTGGTCAGCGCTGTTCTCATCCTCGGTGATAACCTTATAAATCGGGTCAATGATAATTGCGATATAATCCTTCTTGCTTGCTCGTCTAATCAGCTTAGGAGCGAGTTTATCCATCGGTATGGATTTTCCCCTTAGATTCCAGATATCAATGTTAGAGAGGCTATTTGGCGCCCATCCTAAAGCTTTATATACATCTTTAAATCTGTGCAGACACGAAGCTCTATCTAGCTCCAAATTGACATACATGACCCGCCCTTTAGCACACTGCCAATTCAGCCATTTCTTACCTTCAGCAATAGCAATCGTCATTTCAATTAAAGCGAATGATTTACCTGCCTTCGATGGTCCAGCAATCAGCATCTTATGCCCTTTACGCAAAACATTCTCAATCAACGGGTCAGCTAATGCCGGCAAGTTATCCCATACCGTCGATAAATCCTCAGGGTCAGGCAAATCATCATTGACTGATTCAATCCACTCCTGCCATTCATCCCATGTCGATTTACCAATGTTTGTATCTACTAAAAATTGTTTACGGCCATTCCTTTCAATACCGGGCATTCTTGACAAACGTGATGGATTGCGATTTTGTGTATCAATATCTAAACCATTTTTCTTACACACAGAGTAGAGATAATCTACTCGTTTCTTGTATTCTCTATAATCTGCTGCATCAATTTTAACGATAGCATGAAGGCTTTTATGCCCGGAATGGACCAAACAAGCCACCGGTAATTCCAATTCCCTTATCAAAGCATTCTGTTCAGCAATACTTATAGAATCAGATTCAACCAAAGCGTACTTAAAATCCGTAACATTTTCGTTCTTACACCCTTTTCCGTCTAATGGATTAAAGCGAATCCAGGCACCTGCTTCTCTTTGATAATCGCTGATAACTTTTTCAATATCACCGTTACACTTACCTAATTCTTGAATTAGCTTGCCTGCAGTCCTATCCCAACATCCTTGCGTTGGCAAATGTTTACCATCTTTTTCCCAAGTCTTTGTTACATAACCTACATTTTCTGTTGAATCAAACAAAGTTTCCAAATATGTGATTAGTTCAGCTACTGGGTCCCAACTCCGTGGTTCCCGAACCTCCTTGACCTCAAGCCAGTTCCTGTCTACTATCACTTGATCCTCATTGATTACATCATCCCATCCAAGTTCATGATCATGGTCTTTAATGATTGGTTTCCACCCGTTTTCATTTGCTAACTGCACAATCGTACCACCTGTAACAGGTGTCCCACTGCCTTCAAACGTTTTCCATTTACGCTCACATTCACCACGATGATATCTTTTGCCATCTCTTTGACTCCACTGATCCCAATCAGCCCAAGAATATCCTTCGTATTTCAACGCCATGCCAACATTTATCCAAGTTTGATAATCACAATCAACGGGGTTAATATATTGCAAAAATTCTAGTATATCTACTGTCTTTTCCAAATTCTATTACACCCCTTTATATGTTGTTTGGTCTATACCATGGGGCACTCGCCAACCATTTCCGGCTATGCGATCAATCAATTTTCTAGCATTATCAAATGTCCATGTTCCTACATGCTGAAACCCATACTTTTCTAAACATCTGATTTGTCTAGGTGTTGTTAGTCCTTCGCTCCTTCTTGCCTCTAGCTTCTTTAATAAAAGCTCAGCTTTACCGGCATTTTCAACCTCATCAGGATAAATGCCTAGCTTCTCTAATGCTGTTAACTGTTTTTGCGAAGCTGGTCCCATCTGATAGCCGAAGCTCGGTACATAGTTGACTAAATCTTCAGCTTGAATACTCATTTCAAACTGCAATGGATCAACTAGCTTTCTTTTTCTTGTTTTCATGACTGCTAATTGTTTGGCCAATGCTTCTTCCCTTTCAGCTACAACATCTTTTTTCGCATCTTCTTCAGCTTCCTGAATATCAATCGCCTCTAAAACGTCTAATGGAAGAGCCGCTTTCGCTTCTAGTTTTTCTGTCATCTTTTTGGCCACTTCATCGCTTTCACAAATTAAGTGAGCTGGATGGCATAGTTCATGCCTTTCTGTGTGCCAAAGAAAATCCAACAACAACAGCTCAGTCTTACCAGGCGAGAGTCTCGTACCTCTTCCAACCATCTGGCTGTATAAGCTTCTCACTTTTGTTGGTCTTAAAACAATGACACAATCAACAGACGGACAATCCCATCCTTCAGTTAATAACATTGAATTACATAAAACATTGTATTTATCTTCATCAAAATCCTTTAACACTTGACTTCTATCTTCACTGCCACCATTAACTTCTGCGGCTTTAAATCCTCGCTCATTCAAAATATCTCTAAACTTTTGTGAGGTCTTAATCAACGGCAGAAATACAACTGTTTTTCTATCCTTGCAATACTTCATCATTTCATCGGCAATACTATATAGATATGGGTCTAATGCTGTTCCAATATCACTGGCCTTAAAATCACCGGCTTGCGTTGTTACTTGTGAGAAATCTATTTTCAATGGCAATGTCAACGCCTTGATTGGACAAAGATAACCTTCTTTAATAGCCTTTGGCAATGTATATTCGTAAGCCAAACTTTCAAAGAAACTGCCTAGATTTTTCATATCGCCTCTATCCGGTGTTGCTGTTACCCCTAGCACTTTTGCCTCATTGAAGTATTTTAAAACTGCCTGATACCCATTACTAATACAGTGATGAGCTTCATCTATAATAATCGTATCAAAATAATCTCGAGAAAACTGTGTTAAACGTTTTGGTCTTTGTAGCGTCTGCACAGATCCGACAACAATTCTAAACCAACTGCCTAAACAAGAATGTTCAGCTTTTTCTATACTACAGCCTAATCCTATAGCTTTATTTAATTTATCAGCCGCCTGCTCTAGCAATTCACCTCGATGCGCTAAAATTAAGACTCTATCGCCATTTCTAACACAATCCTCAGCTACCTTAGCGAAAACAATCGTTTTACCACACCCGGTTGGTAAAACCAAGAGCGTCTTATTGACACCCTTGGTTGTCCATTCATTAAAGATTGCTTCTCTTGCTTCTTGCTGATACGGTCTAAGTTCCATTAGAAAGAACCTGCTCTATACGAATTGACTGTTGGCTGCATTTCTAGTGGCTCATAGAATTTATCAATCTTGTTGTTTGTACGCTTTTGTCCATACTTATTAAGATACTCATTAACAATAACTTTACATCTACCCGAAGCACCGAACACACGATTCCAGTCCATTCTTAATGGTTCGCCTTTCTTCTTTTGACCAATAGCTGTAAAGAATTGAGATAATGCCCATTCTGTTTTAGTGTGAAGCAATAAAGTATGTACAATATGTGTTTCTACTTGTTGATTAAAAACCTTAATGGTTAACTTTGCCTGATTACATGGTGGCATCTTAGCCGAGCCGGGAAATCTTGATCTTTCAAATTTCTCTACAATAAATTCATAGTCCCCATCAGGAATTAACGGAAATTCTTCCCCTTCTTTAACAATGGTATCGTCCCAACCTAATTCTCTTTCCAATTCATTATCCATTTAATTCTACCTCCTATTAAAATTGTATTTCTTTTCTTAATTCAATTATCATTTGATATACTTGGTCCCAAGCACCTACCAACACACCTTCGATAAAGTCTTGAGGATAATCAGCAACTTTCATTCCCAATGGGAAATAGCCTTTGCTGGCAACTGCTTTTTCAATGTCATCTTCAGTAACATTATTTGCTATCATCAAATCTCTTAACTGCTTTGGAATACGATCATCAATTTCAATTACTTTAGAAACTTCCTGAACATTAGATACTAAATTAAAATCATCATGTTGATATGGATCTACCTCAACTAAAGTACTTGATGCTTGAGTAGTTATAGCCTTACCTTCAATAATGTGCCTAATAACCTCATAGCTAAATTCACACTCTTCAGGTAGCCCATCTCTATTTTTAGCGTCCCAGCACGGATGATGTGCTGTATACATTACCCTTTGACCGCCTTGCGCTTTATGCTTTTTACCTTTTTCATCGACAGCAACACTGAAGGTCTTATAATTCGCAAATAGTACCATATCTGCCCACTCTTTCGTTAATGGAGCGGTTTGGGCTGTTGTCTTCTTTCCTAGTTTCAATTCATAGCGGTCATAAGCTCCCATTTCATTTGGCTGTTCAAACTTGCGAAGAATAGCATGAGCTGTCAATACAACGTTAATATTAGCAATATCAATAACATCCTGAAGAAGATTTAAAAATCTCCCCCATTCCTCTGCGATGTAGGTATAGCCATTTCCATAACCAAAATCTTCTACTCCGGATTTGCCGTGTTTTTGACATACTGCTTCAGTACATAGTCTTTCTGCCCAGTCTGCAGTATCGATGACCAAAGTGTCACATGGCCTAGTCTGAATAGCAAACTTAACTTCATCTAAAAGCATTTGCCATGAAGTTGGTTTAGGCAATCTTTTAACGTTCAATTTTTTTGTCGAACCTTCCGTGTCAATAAAATATGGATTTGGAAATTGAGAGGCAAATGTACTTTTGCCAATTCCTTCAGGACCATAAACAACAACTTTTTGAGCGGTGTGCTGAACACCTGATGTAATTTCAAAATTCATTAGAATGTACCTGCCTTCCATGATTTTTCTTGTGATGTTTGAGTATTTGTATTTTGTAAAACTGCTTCTTCAGCTGACTGAACTACCATACCATCTTCAATAATGATAGAACATTCTGAACCGGTAGATACACGAGTCGCAATAGCCTGCAAGCCTTGGTTTTCTAACCACTGACCAAAATCATCAAGTGTGTCAATATCCATTTGTTCTAACTTATCCAAAAGAACAAATTCACACTTTGGATTCAGTTTTCTTACGATTGCCGTAGATACTTTTAACTGTTCGGAACTGCTCATGTTATCCCATTTTTGACCTCTGTACACAAGCTCTGAATCTTCAACACTTAATCCCTCTAATGGCAAATCCGCGTTGTCTAGTAAAGACATTTTCTGTTTACGGAGATTATTGATTTCAGATGTTAAATCATCATATTGACTTCTAAATTCCTTGGCTTCATCTTCCGCCTTTTCTTTGCTCATATTAGAGCGGACCTTCACGTTAATAGCTTCAATATTTTTTAGGTTCTCTTCCAATTCCGCAGTAGATTCATCAATAAGGTCTAAAGCATCTACTTGTGCAATCGCTAAATTACTATTTGCAGTATTTAATTCCATTTGTTTTGCTTCTAGCATTTTTTGAATGCGAGCAATTTCCTCATTCAAGGTACTAACTTGGTATTCATATTGAGCAACTTTCTCACGTTTTCTTTGGTTCTCACCATTTTTAGCTAAAATCTCTTGTTGCTGCTTAATTAAATCAGATGGAGATATCAGTTCTGAAGGAACATCTGGATAACTAATCATCTCATCTGCATGTTTCTTTTTTTGATCAGCGATACGGCCAATTGTTAGACGATGATTATAAAGTTCTTTTTCTTTCTGTTCTATTTCCGCTAACTGATTACCTACACCAATAATATTCAATAATGTCTGTGCTTTCTCTTTATTAGAAGCACGCATAAATTTAGGTAAATCTAAAGCAAATTGATTCACAAACTCATTTAAGAGCGTTTGTCCTGCTTTCTTGCCTGTAGAATCTGTTACTTTTAAAGATGAGTTCTTACCTTTCCTTTCAACAACAATACCATCATCTAAGACGATTTTTAAATTAGGAGGAATGGTTGATCCATTTCTTTGTGGCTGTGATGGCTTATAGCTATCCCCGCCAAGTGCCCATGCAATTGCATCTAGCACAGATGTTTTCCCTTGTCCGTTTTTTCCACCGATGACTGTTAAACCATTTTTAGATGGCTCTATTTTAACGGCCTTAATACGTTTGACATTTTCTAGTTCTAAAGAATTGATTTTCATTTTACATACGCCTTCTTTCTTTTGAGCTTCTTCAATTTGTTTTGTAATCTTCTCTTGTACTTTTCCAAATCTCTTTTACAATACTTAGACTTGGTTTTCTTTAAATCAGCTTCGCATCTCTCAAGCTTTTCTAAAATTCGTTGTTCTTCCATTAATTTTTTACCTAACCTTTCTATCTAAAAAGTAATCTTCCCAACGCTGACGCTTATCCTCTAAATAAGCTAAACGTTCTTGTCGCGCTTTATAATCAATAGGTTTCTTAAACTCATCTAAGACCTCTTTTAGTGCATATACACCAACTACAATAAGTCCCATGATACACATACCTAATTTAATTCCTTCTACTGCAAATTCTATTTCTGTCATGCTTTTCTTCCTTTCATATAAGCACTAGCCTTATTTCTAATTTTTTTATCGCTTGTGTTTAGTTATATTGATTTTCTAGCCAATTTCATCTATAATTAAGATGAAATTTTATCTTAATTTCTTTATGAGTCGCTTGTTGCAGCAGGCGACTTTCTTTTTTTTAGATTTTGATAAGCTAAGATTAAGCAATCAATTAACTCATCACTTGGGCTTCTATGAAACTTTGTCATATAGTCCTCAAAAGCTTTTCTTGGAATATAGAACGTTGTTCTATTTCCGTTTTTTATATAGGAACCAGGAAATGTTCCTTGTTGAATTGCACATCTAATAAAATCAGTGCCTACTCCTGTTGCTTTTGATGCTTCTTCAATCGTTACAAAACGCTCATCTTTCATTCTCTCACCACCTTTCTTTTCCATCGCTCCCCGGAAGTAACCAACCACGATTGTTAATAAGATAAAGGAATAAAATCTTGGGATACATTTAGTCTTTCA